AAAAGGAAAAGGAAAAGGAAAAGGAAAAGGAAAGCCAAAACTATATTGAAAAAAATAAAGTGAAAATAGACTATGAAATTTTGCTAATTAAATACATGGCAAATGTTATTCAATGTGAAGGTGAAAATTATTTAAACAAATCAGGAGAATCCTCAACCCCTTTTGAAAGTTGTATTGATTTTAATTCTCAAGAATCAAAAGAGTTAGTAAGAATTTCCAAGTTATCTTTTTTAATGGTTGATCATTGATGGAAAAAATAATAAAAAAATTTGTTGATTATGATCCTTGGACTAATATGAATGGAGTTAGACCAAAGAAGATAAAAACAACAGGAAAATTCCGTACTAGAAAAGAACTTATCAATGAGGTTTTAAAACTACGGACAAAGGGTTTAACGTATAAGAGCATTGGAAAAGAATGTTTAGTTTCAGCGTATGTTGTTAGAAAAATTTTAATAAAAGGAATTGCTGATGATTCATCCAGACGAATTGAAAGCGGAGGTAGCAATAAAAGCAACAAAGTTTTTGAATGAGCTACACAAAGAATTTTATAATGAAGGTCTTTTAAGTATTGGTTTTTGTTGGACACAAGAGAGAAATAAAAACGGAGTTCCGATAGTTGAGCGCACTGAATTAAATATGGAAGGAATAAATCATGGCAGTAAGTAAAAAACCAGCGAAAGGAAAAGCAAAAGTTAAGATAACTGCTGATGGTAAAAAAATTAGTTATGGTCAAGCAGGAAAAGCAAAAGATGGTAAAGCTAGAATCCAAACGGGAACAGCAAAGGGTGATGCTTATTGCGCTAGAAGTTTAGGAATAAAAAAGGGATTGAGTAAAGATAAACAGAATGATCCAAACACTCCTAATAACCTATCCAGAAAGGCTTGGAAGTGTTCCGGTGCAAAGTCTAAAAAGTAATGAACAAAGATGATTTCACTATTCAAAGATTGCATACAGTAAAGGATTGTTCTGATTATGATTCTAGTGGCAATCGTCTTGTTCTTTGTTATCGCGGAGAGCTTATACCTTTTCAAAATACAGGAATTTATTTATCAACTGGAACTAAAGAAGTTTTTGTTGTTGAGTTTGAAGTTGATGGACCAGCAGAAGGTTTAGAAATAAATGATTGGGGGTTTAATGTTTAACGCTAACAAATTTTATGAATATCTTTTCAATGCTTTTGATAATTATATTTCTGGTTTCTCTGGTGGGAACTTTTACTGATGCCGCTTCACGCCCAAAAGAAAGGGAAAGCCGGAGAAGAAGAGATGTGCAAATGGCTTCTCAAAAACTTATCAATTGATGTTGCAAGAAACATGAAACAGTCTAGAGGAAAAGGTTCCGATATTGTTCTAGAAGATTTTTTAATTGAAGTTAAACGAAGAGAAATTTTATCTTTGGATGTTTGGTGGCATCAAGTTGTTATTGCTCAAAAAACTTATGAAAAAGCTGAAGGATTAATTCCGATTGTTGCATACAGACAAAACAGAAAGCCTTGGATGTTTTTAATGCCAGCTAAATTAATTCATGGATGCGAATTAGGCTACGTTATAGCTACTGAAAAGGTTTTTATTCAGTTTGCTAGGAGTTTAATTAATGGGTGAAGTTATAGAACTTTTTGAAGACTATGAAGAAGATGTTGCTAACGAAATTCATCTAACAGAACCTCAAACACAATTGATGTTAACGGATGTAAAATTTCCTTTGTTCGTTGCTGGTTTTGGTTCTGGAAAATCTCAAGCAATGGTTGTGAATGCGCTAAATGATTTGTTTAATTTTAAAGGCGCGAATGTTGCGCTCTATGCTCCAACTTATGATCTATTAAAATTAATTGTGATGCAGTATGTAGAAGAAATTTTAACGAATGGAAATTTTGATTTTAAATTAAATTCCAGTGAGCATATTTTTTACGTTACCGGATACGGGAAAATAATTTGTAGAAGCATGGACAATGCCGGAAGGATTGTAGGTTACGAAACTTTTCGCGGTCATTGTGATGAGATGGATATTTTAGGAGAGGCAAAAGCTAGAATGGCATGGCAAAAAATTATTGCCAGAAACAGACAGAAAATTTATAAGTTGGATGAGTACGGAAGAAGAATTCCACAGATAGATTCTACTGGTGATTTTGTATTTTTAAATGGTAGACAACAATTCAAAACAGAGATGAACAAAGTGAGCGCATATACTACTCCTGAAGGCTTTGGGTTCGCTTATAAGCGTTGGGTGAAAGAGGATGATCCCAAAGGTCATTACAAAATGGTACGCGCTACAACTTACAGCAATGAACACAACTTGCCGGAAGATTATATTGAAACTTTAAGAGCAAGTTATCCTGCTGAATTAATTGATGCTTATCTTCTAGGAAAATTTGTAAATTTAACAAGCGGTCAAGTCTACAGAAGGTTTGATAGAATTTTAAATTCATCAAAAGAATCTGTAAAAAATAGTGAACATATTCATGTTGGAATGGATTTTAATATTGAGCATGGAGCAGCAGTGATTCACGTTCTAAGAAACGGAGATCAAGAAGCTCATGCAGTAGATGAAATTTTTGATAGCTATGATACCGATGACACAATAAGAATTTTAAACGAACGCTACCCAAATAATTTAATAACAATTTATCCGGATGCAACTGGAATTAAACGCTCTAGTTCTAATGGTGCGCCAACTGCAACAGATATTTCTAAGCTAAGAATTGCTGGCTACAATATTGAAGTTGATTACAGCAATCCATTAATAAAAGATCGAGTGAATTGTGTTAACGCTAGAATTTTAAATGGTCTAGATGAAAGAAAATATTTCGTTGCAATTGATGCTTGCCCAAACACTGTTGAAACTCTTGAATCTCAAGCTTGGGATGGTAACGGAGTTCCGGATAAAAAATCAGGTCTTGATCACATTGGAGATGCGCTTGGATACTTTGTGGCAAAGGTATTTCCCATCGTTAGACAAAATGCAGGATTCATCAGAACTACTTCAAGGATAAGATAAAATGGCAATAACAAATAATGATAGAAATGTTCAATACACTAGAAATCTTTACAGTTGGAAATCCATTGATGATGCAATAACCGGAAGCAATGCTGTTAAGTTTGCGAATGAATTATATCTTCCAATGCCGCAAGGTTTTATTGATGATGATACTCCTGCAAGCGTTTCAGATACTCCTAGTGCTAGGACTACAGACTTAATAAAAAATAAAGAGATGATAACCATTGCTCCGCACTATCATTCAAACAGAGCTTACATGGGATACTTGCAGAGAGCGCGATTTCCAGAGATCACAATAAATACTTTGCGCGGATTGATTGGAATAGCGACTAGAAAAAAATCCAGTTGTGAACTTCCTTTGGCTATGGAATATATAAAAACTAAAGCAACTCGCAAAGGTCAAAGCTTGGATGAAGTTTTTGTTATGTGTCTCTCCGGAGTTTTGAAATTTGGAAAATGTACAATCGTTGTTGATGTTGATGAACTAAATAATTCTGTGCATTTTGTTATTCAAGAAGCTAGGCAATTTATAAATTGGTTAGAAGACCCTGATACAGATGAGACTACTATGGCAGTCTTTCAAGAGTCCGAAACTGTTTTAGTGAATGATGATAGTTTTGAAACTGAAGAGAAAGTTTCGTATACCGCTTACATCATAGGAGAAGACCCTGAAGACAATTCTATTTCTGATGCTGTTGTTGTTTGCAAGTATGAAGACAATTCAAAAATTGAAAAAATAGTTCCCAACTTGCAAGGAGTGCGTTTTGAAAAACTTCCGATAGTTACAATCGGTTCTTTAGAAAATGGAAATGATTGTGATCCTGCTCCGCTTAGTGGAGTTGCAGAAATCGCATATACAATTTATAGAAAAGATGCTGATCTAACTAACGCGCAGTATATGACTTGTAATCCTATGTTCTGCATAAGCGGAGCTACAGGAGCGGTCCCAACTGCATACGGTTCAACTGTTGCGCTAGTGTTAGAAAATCCTGCTGCAACTGCATTTTTTCCTGCAACAGATACTTCCGCTTTAAACCATGTAAAAAACGATATGGTTGAATTGAAAGAAGAAGCAAAAAGTTTTGGCGCAACTCTTTTAGGTCCGACCAATGGAGCAGCAGAGTCTACGGAGACAGTGAAAATAAGACAGGGAGCGCAAGGTGCAACACTTGTTGGAGTTGTTCAAAATGTTATGAAAGGAATTGAAGACGCACTAAAAATTGCTGCTCAAATTAGCGGAATAAATCCTGATGATGTTTATTATTCTGTTCCTACAGATTTTTCTGAATTGTCTTTGTCTCCGCAAATGTTGACTGCTCTTGTTGGTGCATGGCAAGCAGGAATTTATAGCAAAGAAAGTTTAATCAATATGATGATTGAAAGCGGATTTGCTAAAGGAGATGTTGAAGCAGAAATGACTAGAATTTTTAATGAAGAACCAGAGTATGCCGGAGATGATATTTAATGCCTTTGCAAAGCATTGAAGAAGAGTATGTAAATCGACAGCTAACTTTAGTTAGAGGGGCTGAAGGAGAAGCTTTAGAAATGGCTTCTGTTTTAGATTCTTTTTATGAAAATATTTATATAGAAATTTCTAGAAAATATCCTGATGATCAAATCATGACAACAGCGATTGCAAAAGAGATAAATAAATTCATCAGAGAAGAGTTAAAAACTTTCTATAAAATCTATTGGCCCAAAGCATTAAAAGATTTGCAAAAAGAAGTTGTTGTGAAAGAAATAATATGGAATGAGTCTACTATAGAAGCGTTTGCGTATGGTGACTCTGTTGACTAAGTTTTATAAAGATGACTTTGAAAGCACTCCTTTTTTTAGAGGCTCTTCTACAAAAGAAGTTCGCTCTGGAGTATGGCTTAGTGAATCTGAAAGGTATGCTAAAAAATACGCAACAGGAAAATTTTCAAAGGATGGAAAAAGTGGAGGAGGAGGAAAAAGATCATCCGGAACTGCAAACGTAAAAAAATATTTCATACCAAAAAAAGGAATGGTTGATTTTTCAAAAGATAAAGAATTGCAGAAAGATTATTTTGAAAAAGTTTTTATGAAAGATTTTGTTGAAAAAGGAAAACTAAAAAGAATTTTGGAGCAGTTTGATTTTTGGTCCAATAAAACAACTTCAAAAGAAAGAAAAAAAGTTTGGGGAAAAGATTTTAAAAACAAAAAAGAATTTCAAGAAGCTATTATAAAAACACAATTTAAAGAGTTGTTTTTAAACGGTCATCCAAGCTATATCGAGGAAGATGTAGTTATTAAATATTTAGACAAGAATAAAAAAGGTTGGTCTTCCGTAAAGTTCTATGAAGGAGATGCTTCAAAAAATGATTTAAAAGGAAATGTTTCTGTAAGAACAAGCGGAAGAGGGGTAGCAAAATCTGCTCTTGTTTTAGAAGACTCTAAACCATTAATAGAGCTTACAGTAGCGACTATTTCTAATTTTGATGATCTTGTTTATCAAGGTGCAACATTTAAACAACACATATCAAAAGCTTTTCCAAATCAAAGCAAAAAAGTTTTAACTTCTTTGAGGGGTTCCGTTAAATCTGGAGAGTCTATTGCTGATGCAACAAGAGTTTTGAAAAAAGTTTTAGGAAGAAGCGGAAGAGATGTAAAAACAATTACTAGAAGTTACATAATGGCAAACTCTGCTGAAGCAAAAAAATCTGTTTATAGTTTGGCTCCAGAAATAATAGGTTCTTTAATTTGGACTGCAACTTTAGACGCTAGAACAACTCCTAATATTTGCGGAGTTAGAGATGGTTTAAAATATGATGAACAAACTTTAGAGCCTATAGGTCATGGTAATCCTTGGAATGGAGGCCCATCCGTTATTCACTGGAATTGTCGATCAACTTCTTATCCGGAAATATTGGGAGTGACTTCAAAAATGAATAGACCGGAAGTTGGTTCCGGTCCTAACTACAAAGCCGGAGACAATAAAAACTCTAGAGGCAAGGTTAGAAAGAATACTAAAAAATTAAGGGAAGACGGGATAATAAAAACAGGTCAAGTTTCCAATGCTAAATATTCAACATGGTTGAAGAAACAGAATGCAGCTTTTCAAGATGACGTTTTAGGAAAAGCAAAAGGATTAGCATTTAGAAAGGGTGAATTTCAATTAGGTGGAAAGCTTTAGAGGTCTATATGAGTAGAGTTAAAACACAAAACAGAAAAACAAAATATGAAGAACATTTATTAAAACAGAGTGATAAAAATATTGAATTTGTTGCTGGAGTTTTAGGCAGCATGGAAAAAGCTATTGCCTTTCGCAATGGTGATGTAACGCTAGAAGAATTGGGAGCTACTAGCCCAACTGCTAACCCTATTCGTTTTTCGGATATAAATTAACTTTTAAACAGGTGATCAAATGAACAAGCAAAAAATATTAGATTCTAAAATTTTAATTTCTACTCCAGTTGGTTACGGAGAAGGAGAAGAAGAAACAACAGAAACTTTTACTGTTGAACAAGTAGAAGAAAAAGTTAATGCTGCTTTGAATTCTGCTAGAGAAAATTTTGATATAGAAACAAAAGGTTTAGCCAATAAAAATAAAGAGTTGCTAGGAACATTAAGTAACGCAACAGAAAAACTAAAAAAGACAGATGGAGTTGATATAGAAGCATTATTACAACTTCAGAAGACTATTGAGAATGATGAAATTTTAAAGTTGGCAGCAGCAGGAGATCACTCCGGAGCGATAGAAAAAGCTACTGAAAAAATGCGCGTAACTCATGATGCAAATATTGAAGAGTTAAGCACTGCACTTGCTGAATCAAAAAAGTCTTCAACAAATGATAAAATTTTAATTGATAAACTTTTGATTGATGGTGGATCACAAAGATCATTTCTTGAAGCGAAAGGAATTCCAGAAGCTGCTTCTGATGTTGCATTGAGAGCGCGACAAGTTTGGAAAGTTGAAGAAGGAGAATTGATTGCAAGAGATGCAGACGGTGAAATGATGAAAGGGGAAAAGGGTCCAATAACTATGTCTGAATGGACTGCAAGTTTAAAAAATTCTGCTCCACATCTTTTTCCTGCTTCCGAGTCTGCAAAAATTCGTAGAACAAAATCAGGAGATGTAGATTTGAATGATATAGATGCTCAAATGATTATTGCAGCGAAACAAGGAGACACTGCAACTTTGAGAAAATTAAAAGAAGAAAAGAAAGCTTCTCTAAGACGTTAATTTTTTAAAAAGTTTGAGTGGAAATTTATAAAAAAATATAATAATTATTTTCGCTCAAACCCCTATTTCTATAGCATATTTCCTTGCATTGCCCTACGAAATGTGTTACGTTTATTTTAACTGGAAGAAGCAATTTTTATTGTTTGGGAGTCAGCAAAGTTGGCTCCAGTTTTTAGATTTTTTTTGAAGCTAGGCTTAAAGAAATTTCTAAATTTATTCGGTTATTTTCAAGACTGTTTTTTCTGTGATCGAAGCTAGGCTTAGAAAACTTTAAAAACTTTTGAGAGAAGCGCGATAGGCTAGGCCAAACGTGTAAAAATTATTCAACTTAACAGTTGGATTCCTTTTTGCACTGAGCTATGGAATCCACTATAAATTTTTTTTAGAGGATTCAGAACATGGCAGCTAACGCATGGCAACAAGTAGAATG